CTTCGGTTTCAATTCTTTCTTCTTCTATGGGCAGATAATCAGCCATTAAAGTTTTAATAACTTTTCCTCTGATCACTACACGCATAGCTTCTAACCGAATATTCTTCCCTACCCATAAGTCAGTGTTTTTTGTTCCTATTTGTTCCGCTAATTGTTTAAGGGCAGTAATGGAAGCTGTCCATAACTTATTATCATTGCCTATTCTTAGCGGTAGATCATAACACGTTTTTTCCATTCCATCATAAGACTTTTTGTATTCCTTATGCGCTCCGATAATCTGGGCGATGGTTGGCTTTTCTATGTCTACAGATTTTACGTAAACGTTGTTTTCCTTAAAATTTAGTTCTGCCATTTTTGTTTTTACCTCTTTAGACAAGACGTTTTCGCCTTGTCCAATATTAATAATAGTAAATGTAATAAAGTTTATAAACCTTATGCGGAGGCGTTTGTCAAGTGGCAAGTGGTTTCTTTTTTTAGTAGAATTTTTATTTTATATTGCCTTGCTAAGGGGTGTTTGAGGGGGGAATGCAGTTTCCCCCCTCATCCGCCATAGAGGTAAAACAAACAAAGAAAAAATATTATACTTGCGTCCAACTTATGATTAATCCGTCTTTTATTGTAATTGTATTTCGTACGGTAGGCAAACCCCCACTAGTTGCAGACGCATAAAAAGTTCTTGTTAAATTTGCACCTATACTTCCATCACTGGATTTATAGTTACCTTTAAAATAATTGCTTGTGTTAATCTCTGCTGTTGATGCTAATGTTCCAGACAAATAACCGCCGTTCCATTTTTTTGCAGCCGAGCCTAGACTTAATGCTCCTGTCGTGTATGGCGCAAAATAAGACGTAGCAAATTCATAAGTCCAGCCGTTCTGGTTGATGTACCAAGTTCCCGCTCTCATACTTAGATAATATGCACCATTGTAACCGAAGTTACCTTGTCCGCTCCCGTTGTTTGAGTATGCAGCCGTAAAAGTAGGTGTTCCAGCAGTGCTTACGTCTTGATTAATATAGCTGTGGTCTGTACCATTATTAGATACGTGTGTGTATGCGCTCTTAGCTTGTGCTGCTGTTATTTGGTTAGCTCCGCCACTATCAAGTATAGTGTCTGTGTTTTGAGTATGCCTCGCTGACGTGTTCGCTGCAACGTCTGCGTGGTTTCCTACTTCCGTATCAAAATCGGAAATTGTAGATGCTGGTTGTGTACCTGAATGTACAGCTCTCGCTCTGTCTGCTGAATGATAATGTAGTGCGCTATCGCCCGCGTCGGTTAAGTCGGTTGCGTTAGCGTCTGATATGTTGTTAACTTCTGCGCCTGTTTCAATACCATCTAATTTTTCAACTTGCGTTGTGTCCATCGCCCCGGGTGTTGTCGATGACGCTATTTCAATGCCTAGTTCTTGATTTGTAAGTGTTAATCCATTAGGCATTAAACCTAGTGTTAAGGGGTCGTGTAATGGTATTCCTGCTATTTCGTCGTCAACATACTTTTTATTTACCAAGGCATTGTCTACTTCAGGAGCTTTAGTTTTGCCTGCTGAATGGTCGCCTGAGTGGTTAGGGATAATCATACCGCCGAAAGCTGTTAGCTTAGGCGGTTTAGTTTTGAATTGTTTTATTAAGTTTTTAGTATTGTTTGCCATGCCTCTAAGTTCCTTTTAACCTTTTAGCATTTAAAGTTAAATATCCTTTTGTTGCTATTAACCGCTTATTGTGCCCTTTTCTTTTAGTGCTGTCGCTAGCTGTTAATTCGTCCCAAGAAGTTTTTAATTCTTTTTCGCCAATTACGTTTGCCATATGTTATATTATAGCAATAGAATTATTTAAAAGTATTTATTTAGAATTAGATTTTTCTTTTTTAGGTGCTGGATATTTATCAGGGAACCTTAACATTTTTTCTTCTATTCTTTTTTTGTAAAGTTCAGCGCCCGCTTTATCGTTTTTACTCAAACAATGTTTCATTAGCTTTTCACAAGTTTTTAGTGTCATTTTTTTAAGTTACCGTGTCCGTGATTAATACAACAGATTTTGGATTTTCCAATATTGCCTCGCCTTCTTCCCACACAAAAATCTTTTTACCTTTTCCAGCGTATCTTTCAACTTCGGAAGTTAACGGCATAAAGCTTTTCCAAGCTACTGATTTTTTTGGAATAAATACGGTTGCGTAATCTGTAGTTGCGTTTTCGCTTACTACAAAGTTTAAGCCTGCCAGTTCCATAACTACCCCACTTCTCGCTTTCTCGCTTGAAAGCCCAGGAATTGAAGAACCTTTAACTGAGATTATCCAGTTTACTAAATTTTTATGTTCAATAGAATTAATATAACAAATTGCATTTTCAGGGTTATACCTGTATGACCTGATTAATTGTTTTGCGTTAAGCAAGTCTAAAATAGGATTGCCATTAATTGCGTCGTCCCAGCCTGTGCCGGTTGCGGCTGCAGTTTGGATATTAGACGGCGATAAATTTTCAGTTAATACATTAAAAATTCTAGTATCAACTTGTGATGCTACCGCTGTTAATAAATCTCTAATCATAACCATTAAAACGTCTACGTCGCAATCTTTCTCATCTTCCATTGAGATGAGTTCGCTTTCAACTTTATAATTCCTAATATAACTAGTTTGTCTAGTCCAACTTTGATAAGCTACTGGCATAATTGCACCGCTTGCGGTGTTAGCCAATAAATTAGAAGTGATACCTGTAGTTGTTGCTGGGCTTACATATCCAGCAGTTTTTACAAACCATCTTATTTCTCGGTTTGCTGTTTTGGATAGTCTACAATATTTTTTTAATACTATATCTTCATCAGCAAAACCAGTAACAAATTCTTGAATATCAATGCCCCGTAAATCTTGTTGTCCTTGTGTGTCTGCCATTTTATATTATGTCCCTCACTCTTGGGTTAAGTTCTACTAAAAGGGTTTGTGTATCTAGTGCTGTTTCTAAAGCTAATCCCAAAACGCTATCGCCGGCTGCTGGAGCTGCTGCTATTTCGTTGGTCGCTCCTGTTGCTGCGTGTGTGTCTACCGCTGTGCCGACGGTTATGTTAGTTCCTGCTAACATTTTAAATATACCTCTCCGATAAACTGCAATTGTAGTTTTACCATCATTAGCTATTTTTTCTTCCTTAGCTATGCCTGCTACTACTGCGCCATCTGTAGTGCAAAGTGACACGGTCATAGGGTCGGATAATGTTAGAATTGCGCCTTTTTCAATTCCTGTGCCATCTGCACAAGTGAAAGGGATTGCTTGTTCTGTTTCAAAAACTAAGACCGCTTCGTTTGCCATAGAGTATGATAGGGTATGATACTATTTAAACTTTTTCTTTTTTAAGTTCATTGAGTTTAGTTTCTTTTTCTAATTTGCTCTTGCACATTTCTAACACTGCTTTGTTAAATCTAACGCTATCTTTTAAATTTTCAAGTTCTCGCTCTACGTTCTTAACCATTCTAAACCAAAGGCTTTCTTCTTTAGTTTCTGCTAATTTAAGCCCCAGATGTTTATCTTCTATCATTTTGGCACTTCCCCAGCCATAACTTTCTCTGCGTATTCTCTTGGCGTTAATTTTTTTGGCGCTTCAGCAGGCGTTCCAGCGTCGGCGTTACCGCTTAACATTTGTTCACTGCGCACAGCCTCGGCTCTTTCTGTCCACTCTTTCAGCTCTATTTTTTGCTTTTCAATTTCAGCCAAAATCTTTTTACTTTCGTCTAATGCCGATAACGGCTTTTCTTCGTTTTGTGTTTCATTTTCCATTTTTGTTTTTACCTCTTTATTTTTTCTATATAATGCCTGTTACAATAATCGTTAAGCATTTGCGTTTGGCGCTCTATCGCTCCTGTTAATTTCTTTAATGTTGTGTTAAACATATACATCATAAAAAAGCATAACGCCGACGGCACTCCATAATTAAATATTTGCGGGTCAATCATCAGAATAATCCGAAACTTAACTTACTTGGTGTTTCTTCTTTTTGCTTTTCTTTCATCGCTAGCCAAAACTCTTTTTTATTCTTTTGATACTCTGCCCAAAATCTTTGGGTTTGCTCTGCGTTGATTTGCTTGTCTTTTAAGTATTGTGCCCAGAATGCCTGAGTGTCTTTGTCTGCTTGAATTTGTTTAGCTTGATATTGTTCGCTCCATAATTGATTTTGTTTTATGTTTTCTTGCTTTAAATTTTCTAATTCTATATATTCATTTTCTGCGTCTTTTATCATTTCATCGTCTAACTTTCCACCATTTTCTTCAAATTCTTCTGCTGCATTATTAATGTAATCTAAGTTTTTTATAATTTGTTCTTTGTATGCCTCTAACCCAGCTAAGTAAACTTCTTTTACAGCATAAGTCCAAGGTGTAGTTTTTGTAGCGGTGTTAATTGTATTTTCTGCTACTTGTATATATTTTAAAGTGTCTTTAGTGCTGTTTTTTGCGTCTAAAGGATTAGCTCTGTTAAATTGTATTTCCTTAACTAAGTCTCTGGTAGTCATTGATTGTTGAGATAATATATTATCATAAGCCGCCCACGTCGCCATACTTTGCGCGTCCCAATATCCTGTTATAGCTTTGGTTCCTAAATATATTACTCCACCAACGGTTAACCACTTTTTCCACCCTGCTATTTTTGTAATCTCTTTTATTTTTTGACTTGATAATATTTTTAGAACTTGTTTCTCTACTTGTTTATGAGGTTTTCCTGTAAACTTTGCTACATTTTGAATACTTTTTTGAATAGCCTTTTTATTTATTTGTGAAATTATTGTTTTACTTTTTTCAGCTATTTTTTTTTGTTGAAGTGCGCGCTCCGCTAAATCACCTAAAACTTTAATAAAGTCTTGTTCGCCTTTCATAGCGGTTAATTTTTCTGTTAATTGGTATTCTTTTTCGGCGGCGCTTAATGCCTTCGCTCCTTTTCCTATTGGGCTTACAAATCCGCCAATATCACTTGATAGTATTAAGTCTCCTACATTTGGAGCGTTTTGTTGACCTAAAACTTGCTGTGCCTTCGGAGTTATATCACTCCCCATTAAAGGTCTTTTGAGTGCTGGGTTGCCTTGCATAAATTTATCTAACCAACTTAGCGGTTGTTCTACTTGCGCTTGCGGCCTTACTGCTCCCATAAAATCTTGATTGCCCGGTTGTGGCGCTGGTGCTGGCGCTGGCGCTGGTGCTGGCGCTGGTGCTCCGCTTCCACTTCCTGAAGTGTAAGGATTAGGCCGGCTAGAATAGTTAGGGTCGCTCGGTTTGATATCTACATAACCGCCAACACTTGGGTTATATTTTCTTGCTACCATTTTATTGAGCTCCTGTTAAGTCTACGCCTTTAACGCTGGTATCTTCCGGTGTTGAGGCTTGCATAGTCTCGCCTTTTTTAATGCTTGACATCATTTCATTTTGTAAGGATACAGGATATTCTAATTTGATGGATATCCCCAATTGCCTGTCTACTTGTTCTTCTATGTATAATTGTTCTTCTTTTATTGTTTGTTCAAAAGCTATAAAAGCTACCTTAGCTGTTGCCTCTGTCATCTCTTGGCTGCCGCCCACTATGATTTGCGGGACGCTCACCGCTTGAAAGAAGTATTGGTTAAGTCTGTCTATCCAAGGTAGAGGGTTTAACATAGCATTGCTCGCAACGCTTAAAACTTCAAACTCTACTGCACCCATTGGGATGTATAAGTTCTCACCGCCTACGTTTGCTAGGTCTTCTTTAGCTTTAAATTCAGCAATTTTAGCTGGGTTATCAGTGTCAAGTTTGTAAACTAATCTAGGCTTAACGTGCCTGTGCATTAATTGACGCATATCAGACATTGCCTCATTTCTCATTAATATTATTTCTTCGACCGCGTCAATGATACTTATGCCGTGTATCTCGTCGGCGGTTCTATCTCTTGAAAAGTGTAATATATCTTTAGGCTCAAATTTAGCATTTTTAGTTTTATTGATTTGTTCATAACGGATAATTTTACCTTTCTTGTTAGCGACAATTTTTATACTTCCGGGATTAAGCGGTTTTACGTTGATAGGCATTCCTACATCATTACGGATTATTTCTGCAAAACTATCCCCTGCAATTTTAGCAACTCTAATTAAGTTTTCTAAAATTGTATTAAAACTATCAGCTCCGTGTCCTACAAAAGTATTACATAAAAATTCGTCTTGCTCATCTTTTGCGATGTACCCTTGACCCATAGTCCATCGCGCTAACGCATTGATTGACGCCTGCAGTTCCGGTATTTTACAATAATATCCATATTGCTGTGTCCAGTTATGATTAATATATTCTGTTTCTTTTTGTTCCAAAGCGCCGTCTGTATCTTTAGGCTCAACTGAATAATCTATAAAGTTTACGTCGCTTGCTGTTGCACTTGATAGTTTCATATTTCCCATTTTATTTTATTTTTTCCTTAATTAATTTTAATTCTTGTTTCATCTCTTTGGTTTCCTTAACCAATTCTTCTAATAAGTCCTGTATTAAGTTTCCTGTTCCCATCATACGGTTCCCTTAATTGTATAAACATTAGCTTGCGTTCCGCCTGCATTTGTACCACTGCTATATACCCTTATATACCTATACTTAACGCTTGTTCCTAATAAATTTCCTGTTTTGCTTGTACTTGTCGGCGTTGTTGCTGAGTCTATTGTTGTCCAGTCGCTATCGTTGTTGCTTCCTTGTAAGTAGATATCAATTCCGCCGCCGCCTCCTCCTATCTGTATATTATAATATACTTTTATATTCTTAAAATTAATTTGCCTTTTAAAATCCCATTTTACCCAACAAGCAGCTCCCGTTGAGCTCATATACCTATAATAGGTTGCTGAGTTTCCGTCGTGCATATTGTCTATTGCCCCTTCTGGGCTTAATGTTTGTTCGGAATATACCCCATTTTCCATCATGAAAGGCAGTCCTACAACTAGAGCCCCGTCGTCGTCGTATACGTTTTTTCCGCCTAAGAAATCGCCAGCTACCATTGCTTAAACTCCTTTGGCAGTTTTATTTCATCAATTATTTTCCCCTCTCGTATTCTGCTGAATGGAACGCTCATACCGTTCATTATAGACATCTCGCCTATGTCCAGCCCATCGATTAATAGGTTTGCTAATAATCTGCCATACTTATCAACTCTATTTTTTTTATTGATTTTAGCCTCAATAGTTTTTTTTAGTGTTAGTTTCTCTAACCACTTTTGACTTTCTTGTCCGCCGTTCTCTTTCAGTTCCGGCGCTGCGATATTAATAAACCTAATTGGAAATTCAAAATCCCGTTCGCTCCACTTAACTTTAATTGTATCGCCATCAATAACTTTTGTAACGGCTGCTACAAAACTTTCAGTGATTTGTTTGTGCGGACTATTAAAGTATTCTGTGTCCATTTGTGCGTCTGTTAGTTCCGGAAATTTTTTAAAGTTATGCGCCATTGATAAAGTCCTGTGTTGCTGTATCTCGCAAGATGGCCAAGCCCCGTAAGGCACTATCTCTTAAAATACTAACCATATCTTCCGCCTCTGTTTTGCTTGTATATCCTGACATATCGTATTGGATAACGTAAATTGCAGCTAAATCTGATGCTACCATTTTTAAAATTGCTTTTACGTCTACGTTAAGCGTTTCGTAATTGTCTGAAAAATTATATTTGCATATTGAATTAATAAAACTCTCTGCTTGCGCTATATAATCGTTTATATAAGCCTCGTCTTTGCTAACTGCGCTAGCGTTAGCTCCTGCCTTACGTTGCACTTCCGCGGTGGTTGCGAATATTCCTGTATCTACCATAGTTATAACCTAACATATCCAAATATTTAAAGGCTTGTTTTTTGCTAGCCATACTGCCCTAATTAATGCCTCTGCGATATGAGTATATTTTCCATATATTTTTAGTGTATTACCCATTCGTTCAGCTCTAATACTTCTCAATGAGTTAATAATTCTTCTATCATCATTCAGTTTAATTAAGCCCTGTTCCATAATTGCCAACAGGTTTACATACATATCTTCTTTTAACAATTTCTTAGATTTGTTTTTATATTTGTTTATCCATCTTGCAGAATTGTTTAAAGCTTTTGTTTTCCTTTTAGTTTGTTCGTCATCTTTTAAGAATTGATAAACGCCTAATCCTAGACCGCCATCATCTACACCAATTTCATTATAATTTTTATTTGCGTCCCATTGTTTGATTTCTTTATAAGTATCTTTTAGTTCTTGCTTGTTCCTTATAGATATATCCTTTTGCCACATTACATCATTCTTGATGCCAATGTCTATTAAGACATTATCGTCCCGCCCCATACCTGCTACATCAACACCCAGATACATATCTGTAAGGAATGGTCTTGTTTCATCTTCTTTAATTATACTTTTTTTAATTATGTCATCGCTAAAAAATTGTGTTATGTCTTTGGCGGCGATAGCCTCATACTCCTGCGCGTATTCCTGCGCGCTCATTCTTAGCTTATCCTGCTTTAATCTTTCTATTGCTTTGTCCCTTTGCTTGATAGTCCAAGTCTTGCATATTTCCCTTTTAGTTATTGCGTCATAGCTTGTAATGCTAAACCGTTTAAATGAGTTATATGATTGTTCTTTATTTTCCCAACATTCGTAAAACTCGTTATCATCGCCGTCAAATGTGGATAAATAAACCTGTTCCCCGCCTGTTGTTAACAACATAGGCAATACTGCTGTCCATACGTCCCGCGGTATTCTTGACGCCTCATCAGCGTATAATCTACCGACGGTTAGAAACCTTATACCAACACCGCTTAACCCAGTAGGCAGGCACCAAACTTGTGTTCCATTCTTTAACTTAAAATGGGTTTTTGTAGGTTTATCTTTTCCTTTTAATAATTGGTTAGAATAATTATTTAGTATGTGTGCCAAGACTTTTTGATAGAGTGCGAAAGCTTGCCTTTCGGTAGGCGCTATCATTAAGATAGTCTTGTTTGGGTTATGCACTGCCCACTCGCCCGCATCTATTCCACAGATTACAGACTTTCCTACTTGCCTGCCACAGGCGAGTATCTTATCGCCTTTTGTGTTAATAAATTTCTCTTGCCAAGGGTCAAGTTTAATGTTAAGTTTCATAATTGTTTAATTCTGTTTGTTTATCTACTACTATACCTCCGCAGCCTCTATGCCTTGGCGGTCTTACATATTCTTCGTTAAACTCTGCGTATATGCTCCTACCGCATTCTGCGCATATGCCAATATACTTCCGTTCTTTTGTGTTGCTGCTCATTTTTCTGCAATTAGCTTTTTTAAAGCTATTATTTTGAGTTCGTTTTGCTCTGAATATTTATTTTTATTTAAGAGATTATACAAAATTATTAATTGATCTTTAGTTTTATCCTTATACTTCTCTTTATATTCTTCGTAAAGGCGGTTTACTTGCTCCCTCTTGGCTTGTTCCTTACCGCCCTCTATTAACTGGTTAGCTCTTAGTTCTTCTGCTGACAGCTCAGGCTTTTGCTCTAAGAGGTAATTAGCAAGAAACTTATTAAGGGATGGCGATAACGCCTTACCCGTGTCTTTTAGCGCTTGGATTAGTTCAGCGTCAAGCGTTACGCATACTGATTGTTTTACCATAGCAGAGAGTATATGCTCTTTAATATATATATATATATGTTTTGTATTATATGTTTTGTATTATATATTATATACTAGTAATTAAGTATATATATATAGTATATATATATATACTTTTTGTTGTTGGTATAGATTTTAATAAGTTCCAGTGGAAATCATGGGGGGTTAAGCAATTGCCTTAAAATGCCCTCACAGAGCTATTTAATTTTCGTAATGCTTGAAAATACTTCCACTGGAACTTTTA